GCTTTAGAAACCGCTTCGGCGTCGTTTGATTGACTGTATAGGAAACGCTCGAAGTCTGCATCATCCAACTGCAAACGTTTAGCTCCAGTCGCTTCGAGTGCGTCCACTGTACCCATTGAACCGATACCGAATACACGACCGTTAACAACTGCTACCCAACCTTCTTTACCGCTTTCACTACGTACTACAAAATTCATAATATCTTCTTCCTCTTTCTTATTCACTAAACTATCACCATCGTTGATGATAACGACATTCTTGTCCAATCCACCAGCTAAGCCGGTTGATGTAAACTGCCACCAGCGTGTATGTTCCATGTTCGGATACACGCCCCAGTATGGCTCTGGGCGTACCTCGTAATCTGGGTACGCTGCAATCCATAGGCTATTGGGATAGCGTGCAGTGATTTGATCTACATACACATTAGCTAGCGTGTACGGCTTGTAACTGTAATAGATTGGCTCAAAGCCGTTTGCTTTACAGATATCCATAAATGCTAGGACTGCATTAGTATTCGCTTGTTTATCACCGCTTGCCCCGTCCTCGTAATCACAAACCAAATAGCGTGGGTGTGATGGCAGATTACTGATAAAGTAGTTAGCTTCAGCTTGCGCCGTTGCCACGTCTCCACCAAAACGGGCGAAATGATAGTAACCAATACAGTTACTTGTGTTGGTTTGTTGAGATGCTACCGGACTAACCCAGTCCACGCCCTCGGTCACTTTGATAACTGTATTGTTCGTACCGCTAGCACTACAGATACTAGTTAAGTCGCCTGGTTGATAAGCTGACACATCGATGAAATAAGCATTCTGTGCCATACCATCGAACGGCAATTCAAACCATCCAACCATTTGTTGAGCTGGTGCGTTCCAATCGATATAGCTGAAATTACCAGCGCTATCAAGGTTTCTAGTGACCTTGCGTGTCCAACCGCCGTTATAGAGGGCGTCACCGTTGCCGTCAATATTCTGTTCGACTGTGGTAACTGTTCCGTCTGGGTTTTCTGCGACCACGAAACCGATGTGCCCGAATTGATGATATGGCAAGCAGTTAGTCACCCAAACACTACCGACTGGTGGATTGTTTGCACCGTTAAAACGTGTAGCTTTAAGTCCTTGACTTTCTGCTCTGCTCAAGCCATCAATGGCGTTTAAGTAGCTGAAATCAAGGTTAAACAAACCCGCATACTGTAAAACGTAGTCAATCAAACTTATACATTGCCCACCATAAGGATTAGTGGGAACAGTGACACGTTGATTGACTAGACTTTCAAGCGTGTTTAATAACTGTGTTTTTGATGTCATAGTTCTCCTTTCTCATAATTATTTTTGTATGCTCTGTTTAATTTCCGTAAGCATTCTTTCCAAATCAGCAACCTTCTGTTTTAGATCATCAATTTCACTTGTTGGCAATTGAGATTTTGTTACAAGCGGGTCTTCCGCCCATTTATTTTGTTCCATAACTTGTAGGAAAAAGTTGTTATATGTCGGAAATAGTCCATACGCTTGGCTGACAGTCAATGATGAAGATTGTTTGTCTTTAATTTCCTTAATATCCGTCCCAACCGCTTGAGCAAATTCTGTAAACTTACTCATAATAATCACGCTTTCGCAGTGTTGTATACGCTCACAAGGTCTTCTTGTTCGATGGTATCAATACGAGTACCCAACTCGGTCATTTTCGAAATGATACCACTGTCGCTATTGCCACCCGCTGCACTGATTTTATCAGCGATTTCCTTGAGTGTATCAAGTTCCTCTGGGACGCCTTCGCCCAGAATAGCAGTCTTAACACCTTGAATGGCAGCGTTAAGTTGGTCTTGAGTGATGCCGTTAGCGGTTACTTCGCCTTTCTCAGCCTTGCCAGCCAACGCTGTTTTAATTTCCTTAATGTCAGCTCCAACCGCTTGGGCAAAATCATGTAGTTTACTCATTTATGTTTCCTTTCAAATTTTAGCTAGATTATAGATGTTTACGAGGTCTTCTGTGGTATCACTGCCACCACTGATTAACCCGGAATCTCGTAATTCATCAGCTAGTAACTTTAGTTTAGGGTCTTTTTTTGATGGAATCGCACTATCAATGTTTAGTGAACTCTTGACTTTCACCTTGAAATTATTTGACGGGAAGATATGCCCATTCAGTTTAATTTCGAGGTAGTAAGTGCCAGGCTCTACCACATCACCCATGACGAATGTAAAATGTCCGTTCTCCACGGCCACATCTTGATACAATGCCACGGTTTCATCGTTTGACAGTGTGAGCTTACCAGTGCCAGACAGTTCCATGCGTTTCCCATCAGCCCCTAGAATTTCAAAACCAAATACGGAAGTGGTATCCCCAGATTTGAGAATATCACCGCCTTGAATTTGGTTGATGGAAGTCATGAGTTTAGCCATAAGCTAGTCCTCACGAGGTGCGTGGTAGTTTAATGCTCGCTCGCTGTCTGATACACCCTTAGTTGTTGGGTCTGTAACAATTCCAAGAATAACCAAGATAACAACTAGGGTATTAACACCCTCTTGGATATTGCTTGGAATGTTTAGCCCGAATTGTTGCAGCATCAAGAATACCGCTGAGATAAGAGCGATAAGTGTAGTTTTATTTTGCAAGCGTAGTTTAAAATTAATCATCTTTTTCTTCCTCCTCGATGAGATTAAATTTTTCCTTATCAATATTTTTCTTGACAAATCTGTCAATGAAGGGAATTTCAACCCCTAGAGCCGATAAGCTAGCAAGAATACTAGCCCCGTATGCTGATAGCATGGCGAAAATAAAAGCATCCATAGCACCGCCCAGATTCATAAAAACCATAAACGGATAAGACACTGTTACGATAATTAGCATAGCCGTGTGGCTGACCAATCCTTTTCGAAACCTACGGCTTGAAAACTCATGAAAAGCCCATGATCTTGAAACACCCAACACGATATCAGCAACGATAACAAGCATAAGCAGGAACACCCAAAGGTGTTCGTCTATGCCATGCTCGTAGAAATCTTTGACGACTTCAAACACGCCAAAGATGCCGTCTGGTTTGTGCATCCATTACGCTCCTGTAGTAGTATCAGCCAAAATTTCATCCTCTACTTTATAACGCAACTCACGTAGAGCACGTTCGTCTGTACGCATTTCTTGACGGTGTTTAGCATAGAGTTCAGCGTTAAGAAGATTTTCTTGTACTGTAGAGACTGCATTGGAATCTACACTAATGAATGTCTGTTTGACAAGGATTGTAGCTCCTTCTTCTTCGACATTAAATTCTGCGTTGATTGTGCGTTGTTTTGTGATTTTAAGTGACATAATTATTTTTCCTTTCTTAATTATCCTCTGTTAGATATGTGACTGTGCCAGTGTAGACGGCACGGTCTTTTGATTGGTTGGTAAGTCGAATAACACCGTCTGGTGCGAGATGCCAAACAGCCACACCCGCATGGTTAGTGCTAATGTTTTTGTTAACAACTAAGTGGACTTCAACGCTTGGTTTAAAGCCATCTGGAATAGTATTATCCATTTTCCCGTACTCATACACACCAACCTCTTTATCTGTCCGAACTATGCTGGCCGTTACTACAAAACCTTTCCTAACCATCGACGCTTGAATACCCCAGCCTAAATCAACAGTCTTCTTAACAATAGCTGGCTCTTGCTTTTCTGGTTTAGGCGTGTATTCAATCCATGCACTAGCAGAATTGCCAGTTACAGTCCGTTTAAACATACGACCAGAAACAGTCGTTAGCGTTTGGTAATATCCCGATGCGGTTTCAATGACTTCCAACTGTGCATTTTCGCCCAACGCCGGATGATTCTTGTAATTCCCAGCGATTGAGTAGAAACCAGTGGCTTTATAATCGTTTATATTAGCCAACTTGTTATCAATCGCTGCACCGTTTGGCTCGGTCAATTTGTGGTGCTGAATCTGTTTGCGGTCTGAGTAAATCAAGCCGTTAACATCCAACGTGCCCATTTCACGATACTTACCAATCCCAACACCATCACGTTCATAGCTCATCACTACCTTGTCCGTTGAAACCGTGATAACAAATTCTGTGTATGAGAATTTATCTTCAACACGACCTAAAATTTCCCATGAAGTATCAGCTGGATATTTACCATTTAGATTAGCGTCCGAGCCATTTAATTCAGAAATGTTCTGCCAGTCGTTGACGCTATCGGTGGTAAATGTATCCGTTCCGACCTTCCTAGTTTTAAACGTCAGCTTGGTTGTGTTTTTCTGCGTTCCATTGACGGACAAGGCTGCGACCTTTAAAAACCGTTTCAGTGTGATCGTGTCTAGTTTCTCACCCGTTCGTTTCGCTTCAAAACGTAGTGTTGGATTAAAGTACGCTAGGACTGTAATAGTTTTTTCTGCCCAATCTGACCACACACCCCGACTGTCTTGCACTTTAGCCCTAACAGTCATTTGCGCATCGGTCATTGTAGTCGGTACAGTTAAGATACCGCCGTTCGTTTGAGCTGAAGCGTTCCCGCCAACGATTTCTGCGTAGTAACCAGTGACGGATGCCCCAGCTACGCCTCTTGCACCGTCAAAAGTTACCTTGATACGAGATAAGGTGCTAACGAAATGTGTTGGGCTTGGAATGAGGTTTTGTGTCACCGGGTTTGTGTCCGATAAATTGAAACCAGTAAAACCGGGTTTAAATAGATTGGTCGGAACATTGACTGTAATTCGTCGAACATCTTTACCGACTTCGACACCGTTGTTGTAAGTCACGTAAGTAATCGTTCCCGAACCGCTAGCCGAGTTTGGGAACTGATTGGCGATTTCAATAGGTGGAATCCATGTAAAACTAGAATCCACATCGTCACCAGCTATTTTTTTGTCATAACTACCGATTGTAACCCAAATAGAGTGTCGCATCCATGCTTCACGTTTAGTGATGTTGATGGTCACTGGTTTAGCGATTTCAGCCGTCACGTCCGCACCAAAGCTAGCACGGGAAATAGTGGTCAAGGTGAGACTTGCATTATTAATAGGTATCACCTTGTTATTACTCTTATTCTTAAATTCTCCACGGTAGTAAATTGTGCGTGTCCCATCTCCATCGTGAGCGACAGTGACCTCTTGGTCAATCAACATAGCTGTTTGATTAGGCTCAACAGTTAATGTGCCAGAATTTGATAAACGTTTCCCGCCGTCATAATCGATGTACGCTTCCCAAGGAACACCAGAAATTTTAGTATCTCCGTTTTCCCAATAGAGCTGTAAACGCACTTGAGATGTATTCCTATCAATGTTCGTGCTAGCTTCATACGCACGCAGAATCGCTTTCCCTCCAGCCATTAATAATTACCTCCTACCCATTTAATTACGTTTCGGTTTGGATCAATTAAGTCTTGTTCTTCACGATAATACCCAATTTGAATAGATTTCGAGAAGATACCGTTTTGTATGTGAATGACACCTTTGTCGATATACATGACTTCAGTACCCGAACTGAACATAGAAATTCTTTTGTCCGAAACCATAACCGAGTTAGACCCGTCGTTTTTACCAATAGTCAAGCCTTCGTTGGATGCTCGCATGTAATTGTCAAGGAAGTTCCAACGCTGGGATGTTTCGCCTAAATCGTTTTGCAGTTTAACGATACGCTGACTTGCTTCAACTAATGCTTTTTCGGTCTTGTTCTTGTTTTCTTGGTTTGTTGACAAGAAATCTTGATAAGCCTTCACCCACTGATTGACTACTGACAAACTAGCCTTGGCTTTCAATTCAGCTTGTACGATTGAGTTAAGTTCGTTCAGTTTGTTAATTTGATCTTGCGTCAACGCACTATCAGCCTTGCTATCCAATTGGCTTGCTAGGTCTTTTGGAGACGCTTGCCATGCTCGGTCAGTCGTACCCTCATAACAGTCCAATTCAGTAAAAAATAGTAACGACTCACTGCCATTAGTTGTACCTTTGTTATCGATACGGATATAACCTTCATCGCATTCGCCAGAATTAAAAGTTAAGTGCCACTTGGCTAGTCCGGTCGTTGACGGCGAGCCGTTATGTGACTTGAAATTAACAACCTTGGTGAATGTTTTATTCGTTTCATTTGATTTACGACCAAGGAAATAGATGTCTACGCCCTTGATGTTCCCAGTGGCAAACGTCTGAATATTGAACGAATAGTCAGTGTTCTGTTTGACTGGAAAACGTAGCGTTGAAGCTGGGAGTGACGATGATACCCTTAGCAAGAATAGCGGCCTAGCGCCATTGTAGTAAAAGCTATGGCTTGAAATGGATAAGTTAGCGTTTTTCTGTGGCACTTCCCAATAACCCCAATTGTCAAGGTTATCCGGAAAGGCTGAGTTACGGATAAGGTTTTCACCACCGACTGAAACACTGCCCGTCATGTCATTCCATGAATAATCGGCTGGGTTAGTGCTATCCGTTCTATCGAAGTTAGTACATACGCCCAAATAGCGTTTATTACCATTCTGTGTCAGACTGAAACCAGTTCGACCATCGGCACTATCTGCATAGGCAAAATGAACGTAAGGCGTTCTTCCGTCTGCCCCAGCTTTGCCCGGAATGCCATCCCGTCCATCGCTACCTCTCCACTTGGACCATCGGTAGTCTTGTGGGTTTCGGCTATCTGTGGCATTAAAGTCTTGGTACATACCGATGAAAGCCTTGTTAGTATCCGTTTGACTAAATCCACTACCAGAAACGGTATCAGCGTAAGCGATGTGGGTGTACTGTGTTTTACCATCAGCACCCTTAACACCGGGGATACCTTGGTCGCCTTTTGGTCCTTGCAAGCCTTGTGGACCGGCAGGACCAGTTAGCCCTTGCGGTCCTTGAGGTCCTCGTTCTCCTTGCAAGCCTTTAGGTCCTTGTTCCCCACGGTCTCCTTTAGCCCCATCGTTCCCACGGTCTCCCTTTGGTCCTTGTTCACCCATCTTAGCGACTGAAAAACCTTGTTCGCTCGTTCCGTCTGAATAGAACCATGTCGTTCTTGTCCATAGGTATTCGCCGGGGTTGACCGTTGGAATGTCTGGTGACCATGTACCATCCTCGAATACAATGTTTTTAACCCATGTCGAATTGTCGATAGCGTAGCTATTAACACGAATTTCATAATCACCAGTTGGACGATTGTGTGTGTACCTCGTACCGTTAGCCGTGTTGTTATCGGAAATGATTGCCCACGTACTGAAACTTGGGTTGACAAGCCAAATCGTAGCGTTGTTATTACTCGAAGCCGTAACGTGCTGGTTGGTGAATGTTCCATTGGTTTCGGCAGATAAGATATAAGTCTTACCTTGCTCCAAACGGACACGTTGACCAGTCATGATGAGGTTGTCAGTCGTTGAATTAGATGGTTGGTATTTATCACTAATCGCAGCGATTACGCTACCAGACGGCTTATTAACACCGTCCGTTGATTTTGCATAACGTAAGGTAGTGTTTACTAGCCCCACACCGTCTTTACCCGGAAGCCCATCGTCACCCTTAGAGCCATTCTGTGGGATGTATGTTTTCTGGTATCCAGTTTCACTAGATAAATCGGTATACACCCACTGGGTTTTAGTCCATAGGTATTTACCTTTGACTAAGATAGGTGGGTTGGAAGTCCAGCTAGTAGGCGTGACAGTATCACTGTCACTCATACCATAAGTGATAGTGGTAGTTTTTAAGCCTACACCATTTTTACCGGGTAAGCCGTCATTACCTCTATCGCCTTTCAGCCCTTGCTCACCTTTATCCCCTTTAGGACCGGGAGTACCATTCCTACCGTCTGAAACGTTTAAAAAAGTAACTTCTTCGGAAGCTACTTCTTTGTTATCTACCCACGCTGAAACCGTCAACGCTGTCGGTTGGGTAATCTGTGACGCTACCATGTCGTAGGTCATACCCACGTATTTTATAACACCGTCAATTACGAAACGCCACGTTGCATTAACAGTTTTATCGCCTTGTTTCAAGATTGGTCGAACAGTCGAGCGACCGACACCGTTTTTAAACGCTGTTCCATTTGTAGTCGTGATCTCGACACGGTATGGTAAGGCTCTTGCTGCGATTTCATCAATACGTTGTTGCAAGTCAGACGATGGCTTGTTCACAATTTTACGGTAATTCGAGAACACAACCGAGTTATTCAACGGCATGTCAAAGCTAATTACCATTTCAGTGACACGAGCTTCGAGGGCTAGCCCACCTCTAAAATTATTATTAATAATCTTAACAGTGTCACCTAAATTAATGTCTTTATAGTTTTCCATGAAACTAGAGTGAACATCCACCGTGTAAGTCAATAACGGATAAGCGTATTGCTTAATGGTACGTAATGCGTAGCCTTTAAGTGAGTTTACGTCCTTGTATTCGGTCTGAAAATCCTTACGTGTCCAGTTATCAGCATTGTTGGGGTTCATCGTTGATGGGTAGCGTTCCCTAGATAGTGGAGCGAACACATAACTACTACCTTTTCGTGAGTAGAACTCTACTTGCCCTAACTCATTCTTCTCTTCAAACTCAACACTTTCGAGATTAACACCATCCGCACCAGTGAACACCCCAGCATTAAATAGCTGGGTTTTATCACTCGTGACTTGTACGCCTTTAAGTTCGTTTTGATAATGTAGCACCACATCTCCACGAGCCTTACCGATACCGTGGTGAGTTTCGTCTGGGATTTGGTAGATATCGATAGTAAAACGCTTGATCGTACCGTCTCGATTCAATTCGGTACGGAATGCAAATTCAGCATCAAATTTAGACATGAGACTGTGTAATTGTGCCAATTTTGTTTCTTGTGGCTCAAATTCAAGCGTTCTTGTTTTATCAGATACCTCGTTAACGCCAATTTCAAGATTTGTAAACCCTAGAATTTCAAGGTGTTCTAAGTACCATGCAATATTTTGAGCCCCGTTGCTTTTAAGAGCAACCGACTGCTCTTGTGCCAGTTCGAGATTGGTGTTATTACAAGTGACTTGGAATGAAGTGTCATTTTCGACAAGTTGCGACACATAGAAAACATGGTAGGAGCTATCGTAATAAAACGAAACAAACATATCATCTTTGATATATTTAACATCTTCATGCAGTTTCCCATTGACAATCTTAGGAATTGTGAAATCGAATGTGCTAGTTGAGTATTCAAGGTAAGGATGCCACTGACTGTTAGAGTATGGCAACATGCCCGGAACGTTGTTATTCAAGGCGCAAACCTTACGCATGTTCTTGTCATGAATCCAAATTTGCATTAAACAAAACGCTCCTTCCATGTTACTTCAATTGTTGGGTCAGTTCTTGTCCAACTTGATGTGTAGATGTCGATTTCAGTCTCACCAGTGCCGATACTGAACGGCTCGGATAAGTAAGTTAGCTCATTAGATGCTGGCAAGTTATCGACTAGGGTCTTGCCTTTAGCCATGTCGATTTCAAGGATAGAGCCCTTACGGAAACGGTTAGGGATGTCTTCTTCCTTGTTCACATAGTCTTTTCGATAGACAAAACTGTCCAGATACATATGAGTTACAAGTGGTGCATCACCGATACCAAAAAAACCAACACTAATTTTTGCCGATTTTTTCCCCTTGATCTCTGGAATCTTAAATTTAGGATAACCGCCTTGATAATAAAACTGTACTTCATCATCAAAGCGTTGCATATCTGCCCACCCTTGCGGTTCGTTGAATGGGTTTTGCGTCATGACATGCGTACCCCAAAATGATTTTCTGTCTATCGTACGGTAACTACCGTTTCCATCGCTAGCAAGGAAACGATACTCGCAACCTAGACCGTTGACATGTTTAAGGGTTTCCACGCCATAGAGGAATGTGCCGTTTGCGTCCGTGACAGATATCTTGATATACCCGCACTCGTTGGATGCCCCTAACCAAAAAATTTGTCTCCACCACATATATTCATATAGTGAGCCTTTTTCTCGGTTGCTATCTTCCGGAATTTCCCACGTAATCGAGCTACCACGCAATAGAGTAGAGCCACTACCTCGGTTAGTCAAGGCAATATGCGGTCTACCCCATGCGTTATCAATCGCAAGCGTTCCATTCAAACTTTGCAAGTTGTCGTTGAAACGCCCTTGGTTTTTAGCACCAACAGAAAAACCATTAGTAATCCAGTTATTAGAAACGTAGTCAAACAGAATTTCAGATTGCTTGACCGTCCGAGTGTCTACCTCGTTAGGATTGCCAATCTCGTAGCTTTCGCTTGAACTTTTCACAATCCCAACCCATCCGTTATCTGAGTTGAATTTCAACTTAATATCTGGGTAAGTTTCAGCCGTACCAAAGTTTTTTAGAGTCGCCTTGTAATGCCCAGTAGACACCTTCTTAATACTGCCGTACTTGGTTTCACCATCGCTACTTACTAGGGCTTGTGCCTTGTTCTCACCGTAGCTTTTTGGGACATCGAATGTGACCGTTACCGTTGCGGTAATCGGTGCCGTGTTCTTATCCACGGTAAGCGACGCTTGACCAGACGGAATAGCTTCCCAAACCTTGTTAGGCTCATCACCAAAAATCAATGGTTTTGGCTTGTCTACGTTGAGATAGCCACCCAACGTTTCAGCAATGGTATTAAAGTAGTCGTAGTTTCCGACGAGGGTAAACGATACTTGAATCTGCTTGACGGACAAGGTGCTGTATAGGAATTGCTGACCATAACGCCTACGCCCTTGGTCTTGATAGTTGTTATTAAAGTTAGATGCCACGTTTTTCGTGACATCCACCGGAACGGTGCGACCTTGACCTTCATTAAATAATTCGGTTAAGTTCTTACCGTCATAAGTTACTGACATTCCTATCAAATAATGCTACCTCCTAACAACGCTTGTCTGCGTTCATAATCGTTTGTTGCTTTTGTCATAAAGGGTGCTAACCCGTTTGACACACTTCTACCGTCGATAACGTTTCTGATCTCGATTGGGTTAGAACCATTAGTTACCAACTGACTAAGTAGGTCAATCATGACATCTAACTTGTTTTCTAGGACAGAAACACGCTCACGGTCTGAAGTGTTATCGTGATTGCCTTGTGGGGCATCACCAGCAAATCGTGCCACTGCTTCAGTAAGTAATTGCCACGCTCTACCACGTTTGGCAATATCCGTAGGGATAACATACTCTGGCATGTCGCCCTCAGCCAATTCATAGACACCATTCTTGTGAACCAGACCACCGTTAGCGTAGCCATAGGCTGCGACACGGTTAAAGGCTGCATCCGATGTACCATAACGGTGCTTGATGTAGTTGATTGCAGCAAGCAAGTTATCATAACCGTTGCGGATGTTATTGTGCCCTGGGTGTTTATAAGCGTTAAATGTAGGTTGGATAGTCTGCATCAAACCGATTGATGGTGTACCGTTGATAGCGTTGATATCCCAGTTGTTTTGTACGTTAGGGTCACCACCAGACTCACGCTGGATGGTTGCCAAAATCTTAGACACACGGAAGTCAGTCGGTTCGATGTCGTTTGCTTTCAACGCACGAACAACCGATTCACGCCATCTTGAAACACCCGTACCTTGAGGTCCATCTTCACCGCCACCAGCTGGGCTGAGCAATGGACCAAGGGTTTTCTTAATCCAATCGAACATGCCACCGACTTGACGTTTAATCAAGGTTTGAAGTGGGCTGTTACGGTCTTTTAACGGTTTGCTATTGTCTTCACCGCTACTGCCACTATCTCGAACGCCGAAATCAAGGAAAGTAGCAGCGTTCGAAATATGTCGTCCGGCATATTGGTGATACTGACCATTACCGCCGTAGTTGTATTCTTCACCATCGTAGGTGTCGCCATGTACGGCTGTTACAAAGTCAACGTGGTTACTTGATACCGGACCACCAGTGTAGACGGCTACCGTACCCGGTTTAGGTCTACTTAAGTGTGGCACGCTGGCAGATATCCACTGGTTACCATTACCGAGGTGACTAAATAGACTAGGCTTAACACCAAGGTTAGCCAAACGACTGGCAACGAAGGATACACACTCACGGTAGAAATAACCCCACGGGTCAGCACCAGCGTCTTTAGCCTTGTCTTTGAAGCGGTAGTCATCACCTTTAGCACCCATTGCCACCGTGCCTTCATCCATTGAGGCATTGGCCATAGACCAAAGCTCTTTCCACCAGTTCTTAGCTTCTTCGACTGGTTTCTTATACAATGCGTTACCGAGCGGGTTAAACATACCAGCCAACTTATCAGCATTAGGGCTGAATTTCTTAGCCAATGACCCCACTGGGTCTTTAACAACATCGGTGACAAACTCAATCATTTTCATGAATTTATCGACACCGTTTTTCATGGTATCCCAGACTGAGCCAGCTACATTAGTAGCCGTATCCCAGATTTTAGACCAGAAACCAGTACCTTTTGCAAAAGCTCCACGTTCAACGCCCATGAGCATAGCCAATTCACTAGCGTTAATTACTTCCGAACCGGCTGGCAAGAGGTATTCAACATTTCGACCTTGTGGCAAGAATGACTTACCGTTAGGCAAGATTACCATTTCTTGGTTGTTGGTTTCTGGGCTATCGTAGCCGTCATTGAGCGTAGCTAACGTAGGTTTGGTGATTGGGTTTCGGTATGAACTAAACATACCAGTACCACCGGCAAACTTAACTTTCGGAATTTTAGAGATGGCTTCTTTGCTACCTCCGAAATCAGAAATCAGTTTGTTAATCCCGTCGATACCAGCGTTTGGCAGTGCGATGACAGCGTTGATCCCATCACCGGCAAGTTTTTTCATACCGTCCCACATCTCGCCGAAACCTTTTTTCACGTTATCCCATGTATCTTTGAAGAATTTAGCGATGTTGGTTAAGGCATCCGTGATTAGTTTGGTAATGTTAACACCGAATTTTTCTTGTGTTAAAGCTCCGATTTCATCCCATTTTTTCGAAAGGAATTTCTTAGAGTTTTCCCAACCGTCAAACCAATTCTTATTGATACCTTTGTGGTGTTTGTCAATATCCTTACCAAGAGCGGTCATTGCTTCAGTAGCATTGCCCTTGATACCTTCCCATGTTTTAGATGCGAATTTCTTGACGTTGTCCCACTTTTCGCCCCAATCTTTCTTAAGGTTACTCATGTGTTTTGCAACGCCTTTCGCCATATCTTTAACATGATCCACCGTGCTATCAACAAACTTCTTAAATGGCTTGTTATGCTCGTACATCAACTTAAACCCAGCGACTACTGGATTGGAGATGACAAGCAATTTCTTGGCAGTGTTAGTAAAGGCTTTAATGCCTTTTTCACCACCAGTGAAGTAGTTCTTTGTTTGTTCGAAGCCTTTTTTAGTGCTCTTGGTCATTGAGTCCATCGCACCAGTCCAAGTCTTCTTCATGCCATCCCATGTCTTACCGAGCCATTTAGCAGCACCAGAAAAACCATCCTTGATACTCTTAACGATGCCATCAACGAATTTCTTGAATTTCTTGTTATGCTTGTAGATTAAAGCAAACGCCCCAGCAATTGGATTGGCAATAAATAAAAGGACTTGTTTCCAGTCCTTTTTGAAGAAATCAATGATCTTGCCAAAAATTTCTTTAGTTACTTTGAAAATTTTATCAAAGGCTTTCTTTGCAGCGCTGAACATGCCATCAACAAATTTCTTGAATTTCTTGTTGTGTTTATAGAGCAATACCAATGCAGCGACAGCCGCTGCTACCGCAACAGCGATTAACCCGATGGGATTTGCTGCCATTGCTGCGTTCAATGCTACTTGCACCCCCGTCGCAATTTTTTGAGCGGCAGTCATAGCTTTTTGGGCGACAGTCATAGCTATCGTTGAATTTTTCATCACGTTAATAGCTTTAGCAACTTTCATCACTCCTGAAGCGACTTTAGAACCTACAAAATAAGCAGCAAACAAAGAACCGACTGTTTTAATAGCCGTTTTATGTTCTGCAATACCACCTAAAGCCTTTGACAGTGATGTTACTGGTGATTTAGCTTTCTTGCCGTTGCCAGTCATTAGGTTAAGCGCTTCGGCAACACCTTTAATCATGCCTACGGCAGTTTCCCAAACACCGCTAGCAAAGTCTTTACCAATGCTAAACACCGAACCTAAACTATCTTTAACCTCTTTAAAGAAAGCTACAATTTTAGGGGCGTTGTTAGCAATACTCTTACTAAGATTATCGACAAACTTATTGAGGCCGTCCATTAAGCCATTAAGTTTATCTGTGCCATCGCCGAGATTAAACACTTTAGAGAATGCGTCCATGATAGTTCCTAGACCTTTGGAAACATGCTCCCCTAAATCTTTAAATTTAGTTTCAGTGTTAGGGTCAGCTACCCAGTCCCCAATCTGTTGCAAGAATGGGTTTTTCATTTTATCGATTGGGTCACGGAAGGCTGCTACTACCGCTGGCATACGGGACTGAATTGTTCTTTCAAGACCACCGATAGTGGTTGAGAAGTTAGCCGTCGCATCCTTATATTTGTCTTGCAACTCAAACAAGGCTTTTTGCGCCATTTCAGAGGTAATCTTACCATCTTTCTGCAATTCAGCGTATTTCTCTTGGGTCATGTCAGCGATGCCAAGCTCTTGCGCAGCTACTTCTTTAAGCTGGTTTTTCATTTCCGGAAAGACGTTGATGATAGACATCATGTCTTGCCCTTGAACCTTACCATTGGCAATCATTTGAGCCCACTGAGTAGCAAAGTTTTCCACGGCTGCATCAGTCTGACCAAACGCATCTTGCAAGGTCAAAATGGCTTGTGTTTGCTGCTTAGTCAACTCGGTGTTGTGAGTTACGGCATAGAATTTCTGGTTCATACCGTCAACCATTTCGGTTGAGTTAGCCGCTGCTTGTGCCATTTGGTTGGTCATGTCAACCATCTTCTTACCTTCTTCGGCATTGCCCGTTAAGGTTAACCAAGTGGCATTCATGGTTTGTTGATATTTAACGTATTCGGCACTGGATTGTGCGATTTCGTCAAACTTGCCCTTGATAGCTCCCAATGCGTTTTGGAAACCGTTGCTGATTAAGTTAGCTGCGAACGTAGCCCCGAAGATACCCTTTAAGCGTGAGGTTTTCGTTTCAGTCTCACTGACTTCACTACCTAAACGTTTAAAGCTATCTTTTAAGCGTCCAATGAGTGAGCTAGAACGTTGACTTTGTTCGATTTCATCGTTCAGCTTATCAGCAGCATTGCGAGTGTGTGCTAGACTTGTCGCCGTTTCATCCAAGCGTTGCTTTTGCTTGCGATATTCATCGCTTGTTCTTCCGGACTGTTTAGCGACACGCTCAAGCATTTCTTTTTGGGTCTCGTACTGCTTGTTTAAGTTAGTAATAGAACCCTTGTATTGCTTGAGTTGTTCTTGTCTAGCTTCATCCTCTTTACCTTCAGCCTTTAAACGCTTGATGTAAGCGTCGGAAGTTTCGTTTTGTAGCTTGTACTCTTTTTGCAATTCAGCAAGCCCAGACCGATGATAGTCCAGACTGTTCTTAGCTTGCCTTTGTTGATTTTCCAACGATGCCAAGCGTGTAGTAGCTTGGTCAATCTGTTGTTGGTACTTAAGGTACTGTTCAGCGGTTTCAGCGGTGCTACCTTTCAATTGAGACTGTTCTTGTTTCAGCTTCTCAATCTTATGTTGTTGGTTCTGGATAGCATTACCCAAACCATCGTATTTAGCTTGTGCTGCCCCTAAATAGTCACCAGCGCTACGCATTTGACTTTCTTGTGCCTTCCATGCGTTCGTAGAGCTATTGACTAACTGAGTTAACCGCTTAATCGAGTTAGCTGCTTGAAGCGTGTCTAAGGCGATTTCCGTGGACATGGTAGCTTGTACTTTTGCCATGTATTATTTTTCCTCCTTTCCTTAAATATTTAGAGTAAAGATGTTGGGTCAACCATTCTATCTTCTTCCTCTTTGGCATTTAAGATTTTCATTAGCTCGTAATAGTCAGTGTCGTAATACTGATCTAGTGTCCACCCAAAACCTTGGATTGATTTTTTAGCAATAATTTTTAAATCTTCAATGCGATTTTCTAAATCAAAAATCTGTTCGCCTTTAGATTTTACTCTTTTGGGTCAGTTTCACCAGCGGCATTTTCAAGTTGTTCGTCTGTCAAACCGTACATATAGCCCACTAGCTTTTCAGCAATCTCTTGTGTACGCTCGTTGTCCAAATCAAGCAATTTGTCATAGGCTTCATCATCCAAGTTAAGAACGGCACGAATGAAACCGAGCATTTCCTTAAGAATTGTGAAGCTTGCTTGTGCTTGCTCTTGTGTGTCGCCATCTTCGACAGTATCACTAATCTTAAGCACTGCCAATTGGTATTCATGCATACGCAATACATTGCGGTTGCTTGTTGTTACCTTAAATGCTTTTTTACTGATTTCTGGAATTTGAATAGTTCTGATTTCCATTGTGTCTTTACTCCTTTTTTAACAAAAATAGAGGTCAGGCCATGAGCCCGACCTCTTGCGAATTATTAAATACTATTTGATGCAGTAGGAAGGACATAGCCTCCGAACACTTCTTTGAACATGTTTGTTTTATCAAAGTTAGATGCACCAGAATAGTATTTCTTGTAAGGCTCACCGCCAAACGCAGTCGCTGACAAGGCGTTAAATGTCATATTATCGTCTTGGCGAGTTTGAGCAGTATCAGTGTCAGTCGCAACGTTTTGAGTTGATTCTTGCATGATACCGTTAGCAAAACCAAAGAATACTGAGTGTTTACGGTCAAGTGTTTCAGATTCAATCAATACTGCTGTGTGTGGTTTTTCACCGTCCATCACATAACCACCTTTGCCGTCTGCTTTAAAACCAAGCATTTTTTGTTTGATTTCAAAGTCGAGGTTGTTGAAGTCAAATGCGACTGTTGGTGAACCGGGTGCAATCATAACGTCTTGCACTGAGTTGTTCCCGGGAATTTTAGTCGCTTGACCTTCCAAGTTAGAAATGTTAGCGGTACGAGTACCAAGCATAGCTGAATCAACTTCAATCACGCCGTCTGTTGAAAGGCCGTCAGCACCTTTAAGTAGTTTTTGGGTTTTTGGGTCAACCAATGCAAGGCGGACCATTTTCAAACCTACAATTGCCATATAGTTATTTCTCCTTTGTTAAATAAGCTTATCAAGAGCAACAAAAAAGACCGCCGTAATCTGCAATGTGTCGGGGTCTATGCTGTGCTCTCTCATATCTGTAATTGAGTAGTGTTCAGATTTTAGGAATTTCAATAGTTCCATTTCAAAGGCTTCGATATCAAAGTCGATATCAGCCTTGTAGAAAATCTGGACTTCTACTCTATCCGTTTTTCCGAAAAAGGTATTATTCCCACTCAAATCAAGGGAGGGATTGCTTTCGGTGAGCAAAACGATTGTCTTATCGGTGTTTTCTTCGAGCTCTTTAGGCAAGTTGTTTGCATATACTTCGCTTATTTCACCAAATTCTTTGCCGTCAATT